ACTATTTCATGGGTATGTTGCCTAATTCCCAGTATGGTTCGGTAGCTGTTTTGCCTTCGTATATTTCATCTGTTGGTGGTTCTAATGCTGTTGTTGCTCGTGCTACACCTTATAAAGCAGGCTCTGCGGCTTCATTGGTTCAGAATCCTGTTGATTCTACTTCTTTATCTACCTCTTATGGTAATACTACTGGTGCTTCTCGTTTTCTTACTCTTAATTCCGATCTTTCCGCTCTTTCAATTCGTGCTACTGAATACTTACAGCGTTGGAAAGAGGTAGTACAATTCTCTAGCAAGGATTATTCAGACCAAATGGCCGCCCAATTTGGTATTAAGGCTCCCGAATATATGGGTAATCATGCTCATTATATTGGCGGTTGGTCTAGTGTCATTAACATCAATGAAGTAGTTAATACCAATCTCGATGCCGATTCTTCTCAGGCTTCTATTGCTGGTAAAGGTATATCCAGTAACTCCGGACATACTATTACTTATGACTGTGGCGCTGAACATCAGATAATTATGTGTGTTTATCATGCTGTACCTATGTTGGATTGGAATTTGACAGGACAGGCTCCTCAATTGACTGTCACTGCTATAACTGATTTTCCGCAACCTGCGTTTGACCAGCTTGGTATGCAGGCTGTCCCCGCTCTGAATCTTCAGAATAACCCCGGTCGTAGTGTTTCCGGTTCTCTTGGTTATAACCTCCGTTATTGGCAGTGGAAATCTAATATCGATACTGTTCATGCTGGATTCCGTGCTGGTGCTGCTTATCAGTCTTGGGCTGCTCCTCTTGATGGCTGGCAAGTTTTGACTTCCGCTGGTGCTTGGTCTTATCAGTCCATGAAGGTTCGCCCCCAACAGTTGAATTCTATTTTTGTGCCTCAAATTGATGCTGCTAACTGTTCGGTTGCGTTTGACCAGTTATTGTGTAATGTTAATTTTCAAGTATATGCTGTTCAGAACTTGGATAGAAATGGTTTACCTTATTAATTGTGTGTCGTTATGAGAAATTTTGCTTATAAAAATCCCGATTTTATTAAAAACGAGGTTGTTCCTGAATTGATTGAGGATAATCCGTGTTATCAACAGTCTGTATATGATACAGTTATGTACGATGAATCTCCCGATGGTGATTTAATTCAGGCTGATATGACGCAGATTCTTCTTAACCAAGAAAAATATCGCCGTCTTCTTGGTGATATGAATGTTCAGAATATCCTTGCTCAGATGCATCCTACTCAGTCTACTGTTATGGATAATATGTCTGACGAAGAGCGCTTTAATTGTGTTATTTCCCGTCATTGTCAGACCATGTCTGAAAGACAGGCTGTATTGCAGCAATTGGCTAGTGAGAAGTCTGAGCTTACTAAATATGCTGAAACTATGTTGGCAGAGCAAAAGTCAGAGCCCGCTTCTGCGCCCGCCCCTGACGCTTCTGCTCAATGAGATTCTATGATATTGGAGAAAGCCCCTTAATGGGGCACTCCGAAAAGCATATTGCTCCTCTTGTACTTGGTGGTATTATTGCTGCCGGTGCTTCACTTGCTGGTAATGCCATTGGTGCGTCATCTCAGAATAAGGCTAATCAGACCAATATTGATATTAACCGTGAGAACAATGCATTTAATGCTCAGCAGGCTCAGATCCAACGTGATTGGCAAGAGAAAATGTGGGGAATGAATAATTCCTATAATTCTCCTAATGCCATGATTTCTCGTGGTTTGAATCCGTTCATTCAAGGTTCTGCCGCTATGGCTGGTTCTAGGTCTCCTGCTTCAGGTGGTGCTGCTGCTTCTGCTGCTCCTCCTCCTAGTGTTCAGGCTTTTCGTCCTGATTTCTCTGATGTCGGCTCTGCATTGGCTTCTATGGCTCAGGCTCGTGCTGCTATGATTAATGCTGAACAGAATGTTGCTCTTACACCGTATAAGATTGCTCAGATTCGTGGCGCTACTGATTATCGTAATATTGGGATTGGTGAGTCCGGTTATTGGAATAAGAGCACTGGTCGAGCGTCTGCATTATTGGATCAATCTAAGGAATATCAAGAGCTCAAAAATATGGAGTTTGCCGGTCGTCTTACTGAGGCGCAAGAAGCACAGATCCTTTTGGATTCAGAAGCTCAGCAGGTATTGAATAAGTATCTTGACGAACAGCAGCAGGCAGATTTGTTCATCAAAGGTCAAACTTTAGCTAATTTGTTTGCCCAAGGTGCTCTTACTGAGGCTCAGTATAAGACTGAGATGGTTAAAGCTGTTAAGTTGTCTGTCGAGACTAATGGTCTTAGAATTCAGAACAGGATAGCTGGAGAAACTGCTGACTCATTGATTTATGCTAATATACATGCTAATCGTGCTAATGGCATAGCTTCTTTTTGGGATTTTAAGAATGTAAATGCTATTAAGAAAGGCCAGCTTCAGAAAGACGAAGCCATCCGTGATTATTATAGGTGGTCTTCTAAGAATAAACAGAAAGATGTCGATTCGTTTGAATTGCGTAATGCTCTTGATTATGGTATTCGTTTTTTCCAAGGTGTTGGTAATAGTATAGGCCGTCAAGGTGTTGGTAATAATATAGGCCGTAGATAGCATACTTCAGGACTAGAAGCCCATCGCGGCGCTTGAGCGATATACACCCGCCGCCCGCGTAGGGCCTGATATAATATGGAGCGGAGCGACTTCCTTAAAGAAGCGTTCCGCTTCGGTATTTTAGCACAGAGTGCGCAAAGGCAGGTTCTATCTGACCTGCCGTGCCTATACACCCCTGTATACATCCACTTCTCTAGATCTATTGGTAGTGGATCTAGGATCTGTTAATTAAGCGAAGCCCCTAGTTGTGTCCGAAGGAAAACCCGAGTTATCATCTCGGTTTCTCTCTTCCCTCGTCCATAAACGCACAACTCACACTCCATCACAAATGGTCCTCTCCCCACAATTTCTAAAAAAAAATTTTGGAAATACAAAAAAAACTTATACCTTTGCCCCATGTAGAAGTTACAACTATTATTAACCTTTTAAAATTATTACAATTATGCAGAAATTTATTATTTCAGTTAAAGACAAAAATACTGGCCGTGATGTTATTTCGCCTTATATTGTCAATTCTCTCGATGGTCTTGGAACTTATTCTGAGCGAGTTTCTCCGTTGGGTTTTGTTGTTATTGTGGATTCGATTAAAGAGGAAAATGATTTTGTTGAACTTAAAACTCAAAGTGATGAAAAGTAATAATATTTGGAAAATTGTGATTGGTGCTGTTTCCGCTGCTTTAGGTTATGTTCTTAATGCTATCGGGCTATGAATTGTACTCTTATGCATTTTCTTGAGTACTTGTTGTATTCTAATGTACATTTTACGATAACTAGCGCTCGCCGTACTCCTGAACAGAATAAGGCTTGTAATGGTGTTCCTACATCCCAGCATTTGATAGGAGAGGCTATTGATATGAAGCCTTATGGTTCTACTACTTATAATCGGTTGCTTGAATATATTCACAGATATTCGGATAATATTCATGTATTTGACCAGTTGATATTATATCCTGCATTCATTCATATTTCATTTGGCCATCGTAATCGTTGTCAAGTGATTGATAAACGTAAATAGTTATGAAATTTTCTCCCGATTTGCTGAAGGCTGCTGATCATTGTCAGTATCGTTCGTTTATTACTAATCGTTACACTGGTGCACGCATTGCCGTGGATTGTGGTCAATGCGATTATTGTATCCATAAGCGTGCTAAAAAAGCGTCCATGCGTGTGAAGACCGCTGGAAGTGCTTTCAAGTATTCTTATTTTGTAACTCTTACTTATGATAATGTTCATATTCCTCTTATGAATTGTAAGGTTCTCCACAGTGAATATGAGGATGTTGTAGGCATTTCGGGAGATATTCATTTTGGTGATGAATATCATAAATATATCCCTGTTTCTGAGTATCAATGTGATGATATCTCCATGTTGCGTCATATTTTTTTCGAACAAGTACAGGGTACTGTTCCGTATGACCGCGAAATTAAGGAATATGTTCCTGTTAAGGACAATTGGTTTCTTAGTATGGATGCTATTCGTAGTTTTATCACTAAGACGCAAGCCGTTGAAAAAACGGATTATCCCGTTTCTTCGCAATACGGTCGTGATAATCTTATTCCCTTCCTGAACTATGTTGATGTTCAGAATTATATTAAGCGCTTACGTAAACATTTATTCCAACAATTAGGTTCTTATGAAACGTTACATTTCTACGCTGTGGGTGAGTACGGACCCGTGCATTTCCGCCCGCATTATCATCTCTTATTATTCACAAACTCGGACAAAGTCGCCCAAGTTTTACGATACTGTCACGATAAGAGTTGGAAACTCGGTCGTTCAGATTTCCAACGTTCCGCTGGTGGAGCTGGTTCGTACGTTGCGAGTTACGTTAATAGCTTGTGCTCTGCTCCCCTCTTATATCGCTCATGCCACGCGTTTAAGCCTAGGTCGCGAGCATCTGTTGGATTCTTTGAGAAAGGTTGCGATTTCGTTGAAAGTGAAGACCCTTATGCGCAAATTGAGCAAAAAATCGATTCTGTCGTTAACGGAAGTGTCTATAACTTCAACGGCGTCAGTGTTCGGTCCACTCCACCCATGTCGTATATCCGTACCTTATTGCCCCGATTCTCGTCTGCTCGCAATGACGATGTTACTGCGATTACTCGAATTCTTTGCGCTGTTCACCGAACGCCACAGAGAATTGCGAGATTCGGATTCGTTGATTACAAGCAAGACTCAGTTTTGAGTCTTGTTCGGATCTATTATCAATATCTTAAGGCTAACTCTATTCTTACTGATGATGACAAGATTATATTACATGCTTCTCGGTGTCTTACTAGGTTCTGCAATAGTTCTAGCGATGTCGATATTGAATCTTATATTAATAAGTTATATCGGCTGTTCCTATATGTCTATAAATTCTTCCGTAACTGGCATCTGCCTGACTTCGGTTCTGATGTTAGTGCTTATTCCGGTCGTATTATGTTTATCATTAAAACAGGTATAGAATATGAAAAGAAAAAGGATTATGAAAGTTTACGAGATTCATTCGACTTACGCTCTGCCAACCCAAACATTTCTGATTGTGTGTTTTCGCTGCCTCAGAACGGGTGCGAAACGGATGTCTTGTCCGATGTTTCGCGCGAGACGGTATTACTCCTTGAGCAACTCAGGTACCGTAGTTCGGCATTCTGTCGTAATATGATTAAACATAAGGCTCTTAATGATGCTAATAATATATTCAATCGTATGGTTTAATTTTTAATTTTAATTAATTATGAGTGATTTTAATCCCTTAGACCGAGCTAAGATTCCTACCCATCGGTCTTCCTTCGACTTAAGTTCGAAAAAGTTATTCACTGCTAAGGTTGGTGAAATCTTGCCATGCTATTGGCAGATTGCTATTCCTGATACTAAGTATCGTATTTCTTCGGATTGGTTTACTCGTACTGTTCCGGTAAATACTGCTGCTTATACCCGTATTAAGGAGTATTATGATTTTTATGCTGTGCCGTTACGTCTGATTTCCCGTGCGCTTCCGCAGGCGTTTACTCAGATGACTGATTATATGACTAGTGCATCTAGTTCTACTACGAACTCGTCTGCGCTTACTTCTGTTCCTAATGTTTCTTTGAATGCTTTAAATATGTTTTTGCAGACGGCTAACGCTGGAGACCAATCTAACACTCGTGATGACGCAGGCCTCCCTATTGTTTATGGTTCTTGTAAGTTGCTTGATTTGCTTGGTTACGGTTCTATGATTGATTCTAAAAATAGTGGTAAGGCTTCTATTACGCAAAAGTATCTAGGTGTTGATGGCCTTGGTGATGCTGACAACCCTTTGGTTTATCAGACTTCACAGACTGTCAATGCTCTTCCGTTCCTTGCTTATCAGAAGATTTATTATGATTTCTTCAGCAATAGCCAATGGGAAAAGCACACAGCCTACGCCTATAATGTAGACTATTGGTCCGGAACTGGTCAAATTGGATTGGTTACTGATATGATCCAACTTCGCTATGCTAACTATCCGAAAGACTATTTCATGGGTATGTTGCCTAATTCCCAGTATGGTTCGGTAGCTGTTTTGCC